ATCCATTTCAATTTCGTAGTCTACGTCATCACCACCTTCAATGTCATCAACATCAATGTCAACATCTTCAACATTACCAGCCATTTCATCATCCATGTCATCACCCATGTCTAGGTCTGAAGTTTTGATTACGTATTCTCCTGGTTCAGAGACAGTTAGGTGAATTTCGTCACCTACGATTTCGATTTCGTCATCACCGCTTAATTTTTTGTAAACTGCGATTACGTCATTGTCAGACGCTTGGGTCATGTCCAATTCTTCTGATGCCATTGCATCCATTCCTTCTTCGTACATACCTTCTTCCATTTCTTCTTCGTACATACCTTCTGTTGGCATTTCACCTTCGGTCATTTTTGATTCAGATTTGGTTTCTGATTTTTCTTTTTTCTCAGTACCACCTTTGCCATGTTCTTTCTTTTCCTCCGCTGGAGTTTCAGATTTCTCATGTTCTTCATGTGATACTTCGTTTAAAGAGTCTTCAACCTCTTCTTCCACATAAGCCTCTTTAGTTAGAGACTCTTTCACCACACCATCAATTTCTTCTTTAGCTACGCTACGAAGTATTTCTTTAGTGTTGGCATTGAGAGCACTTTGAATGTTTTTAATATCCAAAAGAGCTTCTTCAAGTATTGATTTTTTGTCTGCCATTTTGTGTTTGTTTGTGTTTTATTATTAGATAAATAATACAATATCTATCTTATTTGATAATAAATATGTCTAGTTTTACGAAAAGACAAGCTATGTAAAAAAATTTATAAAAAAAATGCTTATTCTGATAAAAAATTGTCTAGTTTATCTTTTAAGCTTTCTTTAATTATACTAGATTTTTTTTCGATGCTTTCAACATAAGGTTTAGCTTCAGTCACATCTCTAAAAATCCAAGCGTCTGGTGTTGATGGTGCTGTAACAACATCCCAACAAATTATTTCAAAATCATCTTGAACAATTTGTTCACCACTTTTTCCCTCTTTAAGAGAACCAACACCTCTAGATGAAACACCAATTTTAATTCTATTTCTTAAAAGATTCGCAACTTCATCACCTTTGGTGGAAACGATACCATAGTTTATAAAACCAGGTGTCATCAGAATTTCCATTTTACCCATAAGAGTTTTACCTTCCCACCATGTTTCAATAATATTGTGTGAAATTCTATCACCAGCGATAATGCTAGATTCTGGATGGTCTAATTCACCAACCGCACTACGTTCTCTAATAGCTTTTTGGTATATTTCGTTTTGTTTTTTTAAAACTTGTTCTGGATATACCCTACCATTACGATTAAGAACACCGTATTTTTGTAAAATAACATAAACTACCAAAGGTTCTGCTATTATTATTTTTCCGCTGTCAAGTTTTTTTATTTCATTTATGAACGCTTGGTTCCTAGGTTCATCAGGACTAATATAACCAGCGTCATGTTCGATTAAAACACCAGTCCCTGATTGACCCTTTTTTAAAATTTTTAAATCATTATATCTGCTCATATTCTATTGCTTTTATCCATTTATAACCACCAGCTGTTTTATGTCTCCCATAACAAACATCTGTTATTGATTGTCTACTAATTTTTAATTCATTAGCTACAATAGTCACACCTTGCCATTCTTTTAAAAAATTATTATTTATATCTAATTGAATTATTTTAGTATATTTTTTTGAAGATTCTGTTCTTTTTTTACCCCACATTGGATTATTTATTCCTTTACGTGTATCGCTAAACATTTTTATAGTTTCTTCATTATGTTTTTTTCCTAACCTAAAATTTCTAAGACTATTTTTAGTTTCTTCAGAATGTTTAAACCCCTTTTTTGATTCGGAAATTTTTTTATTAACTTCACTACCTAAATTACCACCCAACCCTCCAATTGCTATGTTAGTTAAATTAAAACCCCAAGCTTTAAATTGCTCTATCCAATAAATTTCCCAAAATGAAGCTTCATTATTTGGTATTTTATCGATAGTTTCAATTATTGGGTTTAAACCTTTATTTAGGAGAGAGTTTATCCAATTGTTTTTATGTGTTTTTGAGTATTTAGCCTTTCTAATATGTTCTTTTAGGCGAATTTTTATATCGTCCGTTTTACCAACATATCTAACCAAGTTCGTTATTGGGTCAATCAAAACATAGATATTTGTAAGTTTTTCAGTTGTTTCTCCACGTCTAAGCGTTTTTATTTTATTATAATTTATATCCATATTTGCTAGCTTATAGATATAAATATCGTATGTAAATAAAAAAACCCCAGAATTATCTGGGGTCTTTATTTTTATCGTTTTCTTTTATAAAAGTCAAATGTATCACATTGCTCAAAAACCTTATCAATCAATTCTTGAGCAACGTTATTTAAGTTTGTTTTCATTTCTTCAGAATTTACTGGTATTTCAACATTTAAATAAAATGTTACTTCACAACTCATGAAGCTTCTCTTTCCTTTTCTTATACCAGATTCTCTCAAATCTAAATCAACAATTGTCATTTCTTTGTTTAAATTTAAATTTGATGAATAATTAAATAACGTTTGTTTTATTTTCTTGATTAAATTTCTAATAGCTCTGTTGTAATTTCCGTCACAATCTTCTTTTGGTTGGGACCATGCAGAAACGTTTAAATAAACTGATTTTGGGTTTTTGTTATTTACGCTCCCAAAAATAACGTTAAAGTCGTTAAAAATACTAGATTTTATTTCTTTTCCTGTTTTCATATTTACCTGGTTTTTTATAACACAAGTATAATGAAAAAAAATGAATGTGTCAAGCGATTATTTTAGCTTATCCCACAAAGCAATTGTAATACCGATTGCTATTTGAACAAATGTAATTATAGCTATTGCAGCTGCCCAACGATTCTTTTGCCTATATATTTCGTCTTTAGCCTCTTTCATTTGACTAGGAGACCAAACATCATTAACCTTTTCAATCCATTTAGCATGTGTATCTACTTTTCCTTCAACATTTTTAACCTCAGTAAGTTTTTGGTTCAACTCAGAAAAACGAGTATCCATGTCAGTTCTCATTCTGTCATAGTTTTCATTAAGCCTCTCAAGTTCTTTTAAAACTAGCTTACTGTAATCACCCCAAGTTCCTGTTTCTTCACTCATGATTATAATTTAATGTTGTTTAGTATATTAGTTATTTTTAAACACATTTTTTCGTAACACTTTATTTTAGTTACTGATGATTTTGATTCCGATATTTCACCTTTACCTTCTTCAATGATATTTTTTAATTCTTTTAAAATTAAAAAATTTTCATCTTTATGAGTTGTTTCACAAATTTTTTGTGTTAATTCTCTTAATTTTAAAATATTTTCATTATACATTGGCGTTATTAATTTTCTTTTAAAGTATTCTTAAGGTCTATAATTTTAGAAATATTTTTTATAAAATCCTCGTTTATTTCTTGTTTATCATTTAATAATCTGTCTTTAACCCTCAAAAGTTTGTCTTTTGTTTCTAAATCAGAACCATCTAGTTTCTCATTAATCAAATCAATACACTCTCTTACAACTTTACCATAAACTTCTTTTTTCTGTTCATCAGTAGATTCGATTATAACTTTAAGAATTTGTTTTTCTGATTTATCCAAAGTGCTGTATTTTTGATTGTATTTCTCGACCATGATAGTAGTCAACATACTATTAGGTAATTCTATACTTTCAGAAATTACTTTTTCTTTGTTATTTACGATATAATCAATTATTTTGCTAGTTGCTTCAACAATCACATCAATATTCTCTGGAGATTTACTTGTGAATATAAGAGTAGAAATACTTTCATAAAGTTCTTTTTTATCGTCTAGTACATCTTTTTCAAATAAAAGATTTTGCACCAATTTTGAATTTGCTTCAAATATTTCTTTTTTATCGTATTTAGAAAACAAATCAATATTTTCTTTTACAAACATATTAGCTTTATTGATATCTTTTTCTACTTTTTGCTCAATGTTGGTGTAAACTAAAAATTGAGTTTTAAGTATCTCGTTTTCTTTTAAAGACTTAACATAGTTTTTAAACAAGTCTTTTTTTGGCTTATCATCTGACATAACGCTTTCGGCCAAAAGTGTGTTGTAAACACTTTTTATGTGACCAAAATTTTTTGTTATTTGACTTAAATTTGTCATACCTTTAATTTACTTAATAAATATTGTTATTTTATGCAAAAGAATTTATTCTCCTAACATTTTATCGATTCCATTTATCATGTCATCAACATCTTTGTTTATTTTTACGTTTTTGTCGTAAATTTTTACTCTTTCGTTAATTTCTTTTTTTATCGGGTTTATAGATTCTAGCAAAGCATCAACAAATCTACCTTGATAATGTTTGGTTCTATCATCTAACTTTTTAGCTAACATTTTTTTCTGTTCTTTCAATATTTTATTAACCTTTTTAACAGATTCAGTTACTTCAGTTGGAGCAGCCTCTTCAGCTCCAGCCTCTGTACCAGCTTCTTCAGCTCCAGCTATTTCAGCACTTGTTTCGGCTTCACCCCCAGCTTCGGTAGCGGCTTCACTTTCACCACCTTCTTCACCACCAAAATCTAAGTCTTCACCACCTACCCCTCCACCACCAAAAGAGCCACCTAATCCTTTACCACCGCCAGTTGAACCACCAGATTCACCTTCAGCCCCACCAGCAGCCTCACCACCTTCTCCACTACCACCTTTAAGTGCTAATTTAAAATCACCGTAAACTCTATCCACGATATCAAACATACCAGTATGTTTGATAACATTTGCTGAATTGGCCAATTCAGCAGCAGCAGCTTTTTCAAGCCTTTGTTCTAACAAATCTTTTTTGATTTCATCATCAGACATACCAAGAACATCTCTTTTTGCACGAGTCATTGACATCGCAGCAAAGCCATTACCAGCATCAGAAACTGCATCTTTATAAAGAGTAACTTTGCTTTGTAAGTGTTCTACTTTAAGCATTTCTGCTTGAGTAGATGGATTATTAAGAGTAAGCGTAAAGTTATCAAAATCTTCGTCAAAACCTAACAAATACAAATGAATAATAGCTATCTTATTAAGTTCTTGAAGCATTGATTGTTGTATGCGATTAATAGTCCTTGAAAAACGTATATCTTGCAATGCAAGGTTTTTACCTTCACCAGCTGTCTCATCAAAACCTAAAAATGGTTTTGGAACACGCAAAGCAGTGAATAGATTATTCCTCAAATATTCAATATCAGCAATTTGGTCCAAGTTAGAAGCACCAGGAAGTGTATCAATTGGATTTGGTGCATCTTCAGTACGAACAGGGATGAAAAAATCTTGGTCATTTGATAACTGATTGTATCTAAGGTCCATTTGACCAGTTTGTGGGTCGGTAATTGGAATTCGTTTAAACCTATCAGCTATTTCATTTACATATGCTGGTACGTCTGCGTCTTCAACATTACCAACATATATTTTATAAACACGTCTTTCTGGTGCACGAGTAACACGATATACCAACATAGAGTCTTCTGATAAAATAAGTTGTTTCCAAATACGTCTGGCTTTCTCTAACATACTCGTACCATAAGGCAAACGTCTATCATCACCAGTTAATCTAAAGTGAGCTATTTGCCAAGAATTAAATTCAACATCACGACCTCTCCAATAAAATTTTACTTTATCAGCAACCGCAACATTTCCGTTTGGTGTTTCTCTACCAGTAATCATATCAAACAAACCGCTTTCCCTTCTTTCCATTTCATAGTTTGGCATTTGTTTTCCGCCAGTTACTCCGTGAACATCATCAATATTTAAAAACACAAAGTTATCACCATATTTTACAGTATTCCTTGTCCACATTGGTAACGATGTATGTATATCTAATCTATTAAAAAATAAATCTTCTAATATCCCCTTAACACGACTACTATCAGAATAAACATTCAATACTTTTCCCTTGTCATTAAGAGTTGTTGATTCTTCAGCCATTATATCTAATGCAGCAGCAATAATTGGATAAAACTCCATAGCCTCAAAATCTGAGTAAGAACCAATACGAGTTGTTTCATAGTTTATTGATTGTTGAAAAAGTCCGCTCTCAACCTTTTTCCACATCTGAGACAAATACTTGTTTTGTTGCGCTTGCAACTTAGCTCTTTCAAAATCAACTTTATTATCTGTTTTAAGCAACACATCGTTACCCATATTGTAACGTTGTGGTTGTGGTTGACTTTGGTTTAGTTTTGCTGAATCAGGACCTAATATTTGTCCCAATCTTTGAAATATAGTTAAATTTTTATTTTCTGCCATAATATTGTTTTATTATAATTTAAGTTTTAATTCTAAAAAATAAAGATTACTGCACGTAATCACATTCTACGTATGCTAATCTTTCTTGCTCACCAATAGGACTAACTGCTAAAGTATAAACATAATTGGTTATCCAATCTTGACCTTGACTTCCTGATATTGCATTACAGAAAAACGGTTTTTTTGTAATGTTTTGTTTTTTTATGATATTTGATTGAATTGGTGACCATTTATAAAGTATTGGACCATATGTTTTAAGTACAAATGTATTTTTTGCCATTTTATTTAGATTTATTTCATTCCATTAAATAACCACATGTATTGACCTAAAGGGTCTTGCATATTTTTAGAAATAGCTGGGTTAAATTTAGGTTTTGGCGTTGTCGCCTTATTTCTGTTTTCTTTGCTAACAAAACTACCAGAAGCTGGTTCTTCTTTTACCGATGGCGAACCAACCACCCAACTACTTAGCATAGCTTTGTTTTGTTTTTCTAATCTTTCTAGATTTTTAAAAGAATGTTCTACAACCCATAAACACATAGCCATTGCCATTAGCAAATCGTCATGATAACCATCCATGTGGTCTGGTCTACCATTTTTGTAAATAAATGTTTTCATCTCAGATGTCATTCTAACCGAACGAATTTTAACAGCGTCCGTTCTAATTTTAAATTCTAAGTTTGAAATCATTGGTAGACGAACTGATGTTGCGTGAAAACCTGGTATTTTATTATCTTTATTATAACTAGTTAATTCTCTTTGTTTAGAAGATAAAACTTTTCCATTTTGGCTATCATAGTGTAATCTTTTATAATTAAATTCTAGTAATTTAAGAATAGTTGAAACACCCATACCACCAGTTGCATCCACCACAGTGTAAGCCTTGTATAAATTTCCATATTCTTCAACAATTTGAGCCAATAAATCTGGTTGTATCTTTCCTTGATATTCTACGACTTGCTCCATGGTTGTAAAATCCAATATAACCATTGTTGAAGAATCCTCTCCATCACCACGACTTACATCACAATTATGCGTTGTAATGTGATGACACATAAATGTATGTGTGTCACATTCAAAGTTGTAAACGTTTCCACTATATTTTGATTTATTTATATTTTTAATTCTAAAATATATAAAATCTTTATTCTCATCAAAATGACATGATTTTATTGTTCTATTATTAATTACGCTAAAATCATTAAGATTAAATTTATTAAGTTTAGGGTCTAAATTATCATTATTTAATAATTTTAATAAATCTAAACTATCATGGTTACCTAGTGTTAAATTATATGCTTCTTTTTGGTGACTTAATTTATTACAAATAATTGTTTCTTTAGCGTCTCTTAATTTATTCAAACACGATATAACTCCAAGTGAAAAAATGATATCTTGAATTGATTCTAATAATTCTAAATTAACACTAACAAAAGAAATTTTAGAATTAACTTTATCTTTTTTTATAGTTTTAACCCAACATCCATCACTGTCAAAATAACCTTTTATTAACTCTATTTTATTTTCTGTAGAAATATATTTAACCCATTCAGATATTTTTTTACCATTAGAATACTGACCAAAATTTTTAATTAAAAAACCATATAACTCTTTTGATTTAAAAATAATTTCATACGTTGTATCTTTTTCTATGATGGTTGGTTTCCTTTCAAATAATCGTCCAATAATTTCATATAATTTATCAACATAATATATTTCATTTTTGTTAAAGCATACTGATATAGAATAATCATTCTCGTTATAATGACCAACCCAACCATCACCTAACCACATACCAATAAACCACCAAAAATCTTTATCATTTAAAGGGTTTTTTAACCAAAAATCTTTTCTACCTC